GGAAGAGGTCGAGAAAGTCAGGGCCGCTCTCAAGAAATAGGTTTGATCTTTTGTTAGAATTGTGGATTTGCGGAGGCGGGCCTTGTTTAATCAAATATGCATATGGTTATTGGACTGGCCCAGATAATGATTTGCTGTGTATCTTAGATGGAATTAATGATCCTGGCTTTGCAGAGGCAGCATTGTCTCCTGTTTCAGGTTTTCGCTATTGGGCTTTTATTTTATTCTTATGGAAACGTTATCACCTGACAAGCAGGAGCAAGGGATGATATCAGCAGCACCGGAGAACGCGGCTATGAAGGCGGCACCCTTTAACAAGGCCAAGAAGAAAAAGAAGCCGAAAGTCAAGCGTAAGAAAGCATAACTCGGAGATCTTATGGTCATATATAATGAAGCAGGTGAACTGGCTGACCTGACCGGGTACGGCGACATGTCAAAACGTGGTAGCCTGATACCCAAGGACTTGCCTAGGGACGGCAACAGGGTATGGCAGGTGACGACAGCCCCTGCCATTGAACCCGTTACTTTGGCAGAGCTCATAACATTCGCACGGTTATATAGCGGTGTTGAAGACACCATGCTGGAGGGTCTCTTGGAGGCTGCTCGGCAAGCCGCGGAGCCCTATCTGGGGCGGGCGCTGATAGAGCAGTCTATAACCATGAAAATGGATTGGTGGCCCGGAACGGTTGTCGAATTGCCTCGACCGCCTTTGATTTCCATAACCAAGGTCGCCACTCTGGATGAGGATGACACTGAGACCACCTACAGCTCTGACAATTATTACGTGGTTACCGAGGGCATACCGGGAAAATTGGTGTTAAAAAAAGGCGTGACAGCTCCCCAAAACACAGAGCGCAACTATGGGGGCTATCTTGTGGAGTTCAAGGCTGGCTACGGCACAACTGCTAATGACGTACCTCGACCCATCAGGGAGGGCATAATGCTCTGGGCCGCCGCTGCGCAGGCAACAAGGGTTCTTGATTCTAAGAATCCGCCCCCGGAGGCTAAGAGCAAGCTGGATCTTTTCAGGGTGCTGAGGTTTTAAGATGACATGGTTAGCGCCGTATCTAAACGAAAGAATTCAAGTCCTTATGCCAACGCAAATACCCAATCCCGCGGGCGGTCTTGACCAAGTTTACGGACTGCCTTTCGGCGGGGCTTTTGAGTACGGCCCCTTCGGGCATATGGCACCGCTTTTGGTCATATGGGCGGATCTCAAGCCGGTAACCCCAGGGCAGTACATACGGGGCGAGCAGATAGGCGAAGGCGTTACCCACGAGTTTAAAATAAGACGGGCTGCAGTAGCCTCGCTTGGCAGGACTTTCGGCAAGGGGTTCGGTTCCGGATTTGATTCGATAGAGGACTTGGCACCGCTGAAAACAGACTACTTTTTGTTCTTGCAGAGAGGGTCTACCGTCAAGGGACGGCTTTTCCGGATCAAGAATGTACAGGATAATGATGAGCGCAGGGAATATCTGAGAGTGCAGGCGGAGGAGATTGAGGAAAAAGGGACAGGGTTTCCAGCATAGACTATGTTAGATTCAAAACAACTTATGAAGTTCAACGTCAAGCTCCTAAAAATAGGCAAGAAATTGGCCGAGGAGGCGATGAATGTCCCTGATGAGGTCACTCAGGCTCTTGCCCTGGGCGCTAACGACATACGCAACACTATCATAGACTCCATGCAGAGGGGGACTAAGACAGGCAGGGTATATGAGTGGGAAGGGACTGAGAAAGACGATGAGCAAATGATCGGCCTTATGCTGTCCCCCGGCGGATGGATGTTTCCCATTAAGAAAAGATGGAGACCGCATCGGGCTTCCGCTCCAGGAGAATCGCCTGCGGTTGACAAGGGTGAGCTGGTAAGCAGAATCATGTTCGACACTGGAGACATGGAAGTCGAAATAGGCGCTGAGGCAGGGGCGCCCTACGCGAAATGGCTTGAGGAGGGAACGCAGTATATGGAACCAAGGCCCTGGCTTGCACCGGCGGTTAAGAAGCACGAGGAGGAGATAGTGGATAGCGTGGGCAACGTTGTAGTGGAGATAATCGGAAGCGCCTTTGAGGGACATGAGAGATGAATGATAAGATGATGTTTTGGCAAGGAAAATTTAAGAATTTAGAAGATTTTCCTTATGCTTATTTTAAAGATAACTTTGATGATTTATGGGAATTGATGGAATCTTATAATGGAGTTAAATCACATCTTGATGCAGAAATACAAAACCGCCTTGGATTAAGATCAACAGACCATCTTGAAGAGTTTGTAGAAAAGCTATTTCCGATTGGCAGCAGAATTTCTTTTCTTGCACATGGAAATATTAGAAGCGTACTGTTACAAAAATATGCAAGGATGGAGATAAGGATGTTTTTGTGCCTGACTTTAGAATAAATTGTTCTTGTAAGAGCGGGGATATTTTTTTTGAAAAAAATAATGGTCATCTTAGTCAGGTTAATATATTTGCTTTACTTCAAGAATTTTATTGGAGAGAAATATTTCCTATGAGGGCAAAAAAATGCGTATAGGCCCCATCGTATTGAAATTGCGCCTGGCTTCTACTCGGTTTGAGAACCGAATCGGCGGTGCTGCGGAGCTGGCCCTGGCACTGCAGGGAACCCTTCAAGCGGAAATGGCTTTTTGCATCCCTTTAAGTGAAACGGCCAGTGACAATAAGCTCGACAACGAAGTCGAACAGAAATTGACAGAGCGCTTCGGCGTAGTAGTGGCTCTACAAAACGACACGACGGACAAGGACAAGACGGGTTTGACCGCCTATGACAGCCTATTTGAGATAAGGGCAGAGATATGGAAGGCCCTGCTCGGCTGGAAGATGGATGGGGCCGAGAGCTATCCCATATCCTATCGAGGAGGGCGCGTACTAGGAATCAACAGGGCTCAGTTTTGGTACCAATTTGAGTTTTCGGTAGATGCATGGATAGGCCAGGAGGACGGCGTTGACGTGGGCAGGGCAGACCTTGACGACTTTGACAAGATATACGCGCAGTGGGCGATAACCGGGCCGCAGGGTAAAAACTTTGACGATTGGGCGGACTTCGGTGACAAGATTTATCCACCTGATATGGAGTCCATTGTGGACTTTACTGAAGATCCGAGGGATGGGGCATTCGGGCCTGGGTTTGGAACGAAATTTGACGTCAGTGAGCATTAACATTTAACGAGAGGAGACTTGAATTATGGCAGGAGAGACGGCGTTTTTAGTGCCTTCTAAGAAGGGTGTTTCACCGAGAGACCCGAAAACAAGAGTCCATTTGCCAGAGACTGGGGCGCTGAAGCCGATGCTTGGTTTTCAAGGAAAATACTGGAGAAGGCGTCTACGGGAAGGAAGCGTGGTGATAGGCAAGCCACCTGTAAAACAATCCCCCGTTATTCCGAAGGTGGAAAAGACAGAGAAGCGGAAACACGGGAAACATGAGGAGGTATAAACTATGATATCTTTTAACAATGTGCCTGATACGATCAGAACGCCCGGGGTTTACACTGAGGTTGACAGTTCAAGAGCACTCAAAGGGCTGGTCCAGAATCCGCACAAGGTATTGATAATCGGGCAGAGGGATACAACAACCAGCACAATCGAAGTTGAAACCCTTATCGCTATCACAAACGACAGCCTTGCGGACGGATACTTCGGGGTCGGCTCCCAGTTGGCCCTCATGTGCAACAAGTTCAAAAAGAATAACCCCAACACGGAGCTGCAGGCAATGGCCTTAAGTGAGGGCACTACGTATAAAACGGCCAGTTGTAGCATCCAGCTTTCCGACGCTCTGAATGATGACCCCAGTGCATCCGTTGCGGGATGGTGGTATTTGATGATTAACGGGGAGAAGTGTTATGTTTATATCTCAGTGGGAGATAGTGCTGAGTGTATTGCCGAAGCTTTGGAGACGATAATCAATTCCAATGACAATCTGCCGTGTCGTGCCTCTGCGTCTGGCTGGGCCGCTACCAGCACTGGACACCTGATGCTTGAGGCGAAGTGGTCTGGTATCACGGGCAGCCATATCGACATCCGGGACAACTATTATCAGGGGCAGGTCGTGCCTAGCTGTTTTAGCGCCGCTTCGACTCCGGTACAGTCGAACCTAACCTCGGCCCTCGATTTCCACGGCGGGGCTGGGGCCATAAGCCTTGACGACGCCTGGGCCGTAATTGCCAACGACCAGTTTCATTATGTCATCCAACCAGCCAACGATGCTACTAACTTGACGTCAATAGAAGGCGAGCTTGAGGATAGGTTCCTGCCCCTGAACGACTTGCAGGGCCATGGATTCACTGGGGCGAGAAACACCCATACTCTCTTAGCTAATCTGGGCAATGGCAGAAACAGTCCGCACAACACGATTATAGGGGCGGAGGGGTTCCCTCAGTTGCCAGAGGAATGGGCATCTGCTTTGGGGGCCGTGGCCGCGTGGAATCTGAACATTGATCCTGCGAGGCCGTTGCACTTTCTGAAATTGAAAGGGCTTTTGCCGCCTAAGATAGAGGACAGGTTCAGCAGGGCGGAGAGGGATTTGCACCTTTACGACGGCATTGCCACACATATAGTGGACAGCGGGGGAAATGTATTGATAGAGCGGTGTATTACTACGTATCAAAAGACGGCTTTGGATACGCTTGATCCTACGTATTTGGATATTCAGACATTAGCTACGCTTGGTGAGATACGCTACCAATATAAAAACCGCATGGTTAGTAGGTTTCTAATACCCAGATTTAAACTTGCGGATGATACTTTTCCAGTTCAGCCAGGGAGTAAGGTTGCGACGCCTTCAGTTGTGAAGACTGAGACGATTGCCCTGTTCACGCTTTTGCGCGACGTGGGTCTCATTGAGAATTTGGCTGACTTCGTGGATAATTTAATTGTGGAAAGAAATGTCACTGATGTAAATCGCATAGATGTGCTTCTCCCGAGCGACCTTATAAACCAATTTCGCATACTTGCGGCAAGTCTCCAATTTATCTTATAATTCAAAGAGTTATAGACTACAAAAAAAGTATTGACTTTATAGGATTTCGGTTTATAATTGAAATATGAGAGTATGTGAGTATGGTTGTGGTAGGGAAGCTGTCCATTTCTTTTCTTATACTAAGAGATGGTGTTGTAAGACTAATACGGCTAGATGTCCTGCTTTGATTGCTAAAAGAGCCCCTAAAATATCAAAGGCTCTTAAAGGACATATCGCTTGGAATAAGGGAATACCTCACACTGAGGAAGCCCGTAAGAATATGTCTGAGGCACAGACAGGGCGGAAACATACTGAAGAAACTAAACGGAAAATAAGAGCTTATCACCATACAGAGGAAGCTAAAGAAAGTATACGGCAAATTCATTTAGGAAAGCCAAAATCAGAAGAGCATAGGAAAAATTTATCAAAGGCAAAAACAGGGGTATCCCTTATTAGTGAAAGTAGCTTCAAAAAAGGCCAAATTCCTTGGAATAAAGGCAAGAAGGGGCTTCAGGTTGCTTGGAATAAAGGTATTCCACGCACTGAAGAAACAAAAGACAAGATACGTATAGGTCATACTGGTAAAACTCTTTCACTTGAACATCGACAGGCTATAGGGGAAGCTCATACAGGGCAAAAGCGTACCCCTGAAACTCGCGTGAAGATGAAATTAGCCGCTACTGGAGAAAAATCGTCACAGTGGAAAGGCGGCATTGCTAAAGAGCCTTATTCACAGGGCTAGACAAAAGAGCTAAAAGAGCAGATCAAAGAAAGGGATGGTCATCAATGTCAAAATCCTGGATGTGGAGGGAAATGCAAAAGGTTAACTGCTCATCATATTGATTACATTAAAAAGAACTGTGAACCAGGCAATCTTATAACTTTGTGTGTGAGTTGCAATTTCAGGGCAAATGCAAATAGAGAATTGTGGATAAAGTTTTATCAAAATATCATGTCAACAAAAAATGGGTATAATTACGATCAACAAATAGCCTTATAACATATAATTTTAACTTCGCAGACTTACGGTAACTGCACCAGAAAGCCCATCTGCCCAGAGGACAAGTTCCTTTAGCAGAGTGGGCCTTTTTTATGGAGGAGACAATGGCAAATAAACTACCCTGGAAAAAAAAGAAACGCTGCAAACCTTGCGGCAAATAAGATAGGAGGATTAAGCAATGGCAAGAATTACAGGCAGATGCGAGGTATTAGTTAACGGAGAATTACTTTTGAACAAGGCAGGTGCTGTGGCAAGCGGGATCGGATTATCGGGAATGCCTAATTATGAATTGGCGCCACTCATGGGGGACACCGGCATACATGGATTTACAGAGACACCGATCATGGCACAGGTAGAAGTGACAGTCACCGACAGAGACGACATTTCATTGAACGACCTTGCAGCAGTAAGAGAGGACGGAACCGTCACTTTTAGAAGTGCGGGGAGCGGCAAATCGTATGTGATGAACGAAGCGACGTGTACTCGAAACTTCTCCATCACAGCAGGCGAGGGCGAAACCCCCATCAAGTTCGTGGGAGCCTACTGGACTGAAACAACCTACTAAGAGGTGAATCATGGCTGATGAATTAGGCACAGTAGATTTGAAGCACCCCATCCCCGTCAAAAAGGAGGGCGGTGGGACGGTGGAGGTCTCAAAGCTCACATTTGGGCGCGTGAAGCTGAAGCATCTGAAGCTATTGCCGAATACGGAGAGGTTCTATGAGAAGGGTAAATTGCTACCCCATGAGCTTGTGCCCCTCATAGCAGGACTTGCGAACATATCGAAAGAGTCCGCCGATGAGATTGATCTTGAGGACCTTGATGTCATAGGGGAGAAGTTAGAATCTTTTTTCGGGAAGTCCCTCGAAACTGGGAAAAAGCCGTCTACGAAATAGCTTACGTCTTCAAGTTCCCGCCCAGTGAGATAGACGAGCTGAGCGTGCCTGAAGACCTGGAGTTCTGGTATCGAGGGGTGGAACAAGTTGCTGAGGAGTTAAAGGTCGGCGTTTAATCGAAAGGCTACAGTATGGCAAAAGAGTTTGACATCTCAGTCCTGTTAAAAGTTACAGACAAGGCCACGGCACCGCTCAAGAATGTGGGCAAGCAATTTCATGGCATGGCTACGCCCGTCAAACGTCTCGGTGAACGCTTACAGACGCTGGCAAAAAGAGCAGATAATGCTGCAAGGAAAATGAGGGATGTGGGCAAAAGCCTGATGATAAGGGTCACAGCTCCCCTTATACTTGCTGCCGGTTTGGCCACAAAGGCATCCATCAGCTTTGAGACCGCGTTCACTGGGGTTAGAAAGACAGTGGAGACGACTGAAGAAGGATTCGCTGCCCTGAAAAAAGAGCTTATGGGTCTGGCTAGAGTAATCCCTCTATCTACTCAGGAGATTTTCGGAATCGGCGAGGCCGCAGGACAGTTAGGCATTCAGGCGAAGGACATCCCAAAGTTCACTAAGGTCATGGCGGATTTGGCTGCGACGACTGATATTGGCAGCAGGGAAGCGGCGATGAGCCTAGCCCGGTTTGCGAAGGTTACTATAGAGAATCAAGATACTGTCCATGCGGTCAGTGATGTAAAGGTTATTGCCACTT